CTCATCAACAACATGTACATTCCAAAACTTGAGCGCAGTCGAGTATGCGCCATATTAGAATGGGATAGAAGCCATACTCCTGAATTCCAATTGGATGCAATCAATGCAGCAATGATAGAAGCATGGGGCGATGATGAATTATTATATCAAATACGCTTATATTACAAATGGCTATTGGAACAAGAACCATACAAAACACTGGCAAATGAAGGAAAAGCACCATATTTAGCTGAAACTGCATTGAGGAAGTTGTATACAGATGAAGACGCTTCAGAGGAAATTATTCAACTGTATCATAAAACCGAATATTGTTTACCAGAATTTGAAACGAAATTATTAGTACACCATGAAGCTGAGGACAAGCCAAGTTCGTCAACACCTACACCAGCACCAACGCCTGTGCCAACTCCAGCTCCTACACCAGTTCCAGCACCAACACCAACTCCAACACCAGCACCGCAACAACAACTCAATGCTCAAGCTGAGAGGGAATTAAAAGAAAAACAGGATAATGATGCAGTAAGAAAGGCAAATGAAGAGAAACGACAGCAGCTTGTGCGATCAAGAAACAATGCAAATAAGCAACAACAGTTAGTCAAACAAAGTGGTGATGATGCTGATCTAGAAGTAAAGCCGACTCAAGGCAAGTTCACTATACCAAGAATGAATAGTATAACAACACAAATTCGTGGACCAAAAGTGAAAGGCAAGAGCATCATGAATGTGGAACATCTTCTCGAGTACAAACCAGAGCAGCGCGATATCATCAACACACTAGCAACTCATGAACAATTGGATGCTTGGTTTAGTGGAGTAATGAAAGAATATGACAAATCCGAAGAAGAAATGCAAATTTTGATGAATGGTTTTATGGTGTGGGCAATAGAAAATTCAACTTCACCAGATATAAACGGCATGTGGACAATGATGGATGGTGAAGAGCAAATAAAATTTCCTTTGGAACCAATCATTCGACACGCACAACCAACACTACGTCAAATAATGGGACATTTTAGCGACATGGCAGTTGCATACATAACTCTCAGAAATCAAAAGGAGAAATATATGCCAAAATATGGACTCAAGCGAAATTTGAC